TCAAAGGTACATGTGCTGTCGCACGTATGCTTCGACCTCAGCGTTTTCCTCTGGAGTGCCGATGGCCAGAAGCCAGACGGCATTGTTCTTGCGCTGCACATTGCCCTTGCGAAGGCATTTGATGAGTCCTGCGGCTTCGAGCTTCTTGGCGATTTTGCCGATGCGGTTGTAGGCCAGCTGCTCGCGCTTCGGATTGCGCGGCTCATTGCCGATCGCCACGAGCTCATCCATTGACTGTGGGAGCGTCATGCCCCAATCGATAGCGATTTTGAGCCAGCCGGAAGCGTAGGTGCGCGGCATCATGTGCTTCTCCTTTGCTGCCTTGTCCAGCGGCCAGTCGGCGGTGAGCCATGCCATGCGGCTGAGCAGGGCGTATTGCGCGAAGTCGAAGCTGCGTGCGCCCTTGTGGGTGACGGTGAGTTTACCTTGGCTTGCGAGTTCTTCGACTGCCAGCATGTTGCGATATCCCATTTCGTGGTCCATTTACGACCTCCAAGCCATGCGTTACAATGGTTTTGGAAGTCTTTGAGTGAGGCTTCATGTTTTACCTCCGTGGTGCCGTTAACACTGCGGAGGTTTTTTGTTCTGAAACACATTATACGCTAACTTGCAAACATGTGTGTATGGTGTGTTGTAAATAAGGGCGCATATTAACCTTGCAAGCGGAAAATACTAACTTGCAAACATGAAATATACATATATACATATGTAACAATTTTCATTCTTTCATACAGCGACAATGCGCTGAAATGAAAGAATCGGCACGTCAAATCACCATTTGCGGTACCTTGAAGCAAGGAGAAAGAAGGGGAAAGATGAAGAAGCTGATTTATCTCATTGCGTCAATAGTCTTCGCGCTGACAAGCGTCTATGGCGTCTATGACATCTTCGTGACGAAGCAGGATGATCTGATGGCGAGTATTATGGCGGTCCTGTTTGCGGCCTTCCTTGCATGGCTTTTCATGCATCTCTTCCTCAAGCCTGAGCCGCGCCATAAGCATCAAGCGACGAATGCGCCTGAATCATCGTCGGAAGCCGCCTCAGACGCTCCAGCAGTGGAAACGGCACCAATCACTCATGTCGATACGAATGATGGCGTGGAGGACGATTACGTGGCCATCGACATCGAGACCACGGGATTAGGCAGAAACGCTCGAATCATCGAATTGGGAGCCGTGAGAATCAGGCACGGACGCAAGGTCGCGTCATACAGCCAGCTCGTCAATCCCCAGATTCCGATACCGGCCAAGGTCACGCAGATCACCGGCATCACCGACCGGGACGTCAAAGGCAAACCCACCATCGACAAAGCGTTACCCAAGTTCTACGCTTTCTGTGGTCGTGACACTTGGATAGGCCACAATATCCGCCGCTTCGACATTCCGGTGATCGCTAGGGAGGCGCAGAGGGTCGGCGCCGGAATGCCGGACGTGAGCTTCTACGACACGATGGAATTATCCCAGGCATTGCTGCCGCAGCTTGACCGCCATAGGCTGCTCGACCTCATCCGCTATTTCGGCATCGCCAAGACGGAGCGTCATAGGGCCGCCGACGATGCCGCACAGACGGCACGGGTATTCGAGCGCCTGAAGCAAATATAAGCTTTATAAAGACTTATAAGGCAATATAAAAGCCCCACAATAGTGGGGCTTCGTTCGTTTCAGAGGCTGTTCACCGCATTGTAGAATTCCTGCGCGTCCTCGGCCTTCTTGAATTTCAGGGGCAAGGAGCGCAACGCACTGTACCTCCACGTGACGGTACGCTTCTTGATCGTCACGCCCTGCAAATCAGACACCTTGTAAGCTTCGGTCTTCTTATACCGGTGCAGATACGTGGTGCCCCTGTCCAATTCCAGCCGGTTCGTATACAGACGAATCGCCAGAAACATCGGGTCATCAAGCCTATCGCACTCATAGATCGCGCCGGGTGCGGGCTGTGGTCGCTTTACCATGGTTACTCCCTTCTTCTTTCCTTGATTCTACAGGTCAGACGATGCAGACATGCTCGGCCATGATCTGGCGAAAGTCACCCAGCACCTGCTGCGTTACCTCCAATTCCTGGGCGATGTCCCACGAATTCCCGTCATACATCTGTTCGAGCAGTCCGTAATGGAGCGGGTCTATCAGCATGAGTGCCGTCTCGCGTCTGGCCCGATGCTCCTCGCGACTGCGTGCCACGTGCTCGCATGACGCATCACCATGCCGCCAGTGAGTCAATTCGTGCACCAGAGTGCATCGCTTGGCCGCATACGTGAGCCGACGATCGATGAGGATGACATGATTCTCGTCGTCATAGCAGCCCCATAGTCCGTTCGGCAGGATGGCGCTGGATACGGTTACGGGCAGTCCGACAATGGCGCGGCGCATGGCACCGTAGGTCATGCGCCGGTCGATCGGCAGGTCAGGCAGGCTCGTCGTAATCCGGCCCAGCCTCTCCATTGATTGCCTCCTGCTTGCCATGAGCGTTATAGGCGGCAAGACCATAGCCGCCAGACCGCACCTTCGCTTCCGCTTCCTCAATCGCATGACGCCTCGAATTCGTCACGATGTCTTCTGCCGATATGCCGCTGGCATTGCTGATTCGTTCCAGGTCGCCGATTGTCAGAGGGCGGCTGAGATTCGCGTGTTTGTACCAGTAATCGCGGCTGAAGCCGCAGGCTTTCGCGAAATCGGCGACGGTCATGCCGCTGGCTTTCTGGATCCTTATGCACTCGTTCATTATCTGTGTGGCGAGTGGGGTCATTTCATTTGCTTTTCGTCCCATATCCATCATTATAGCCAAATAAATACCCAATTGTGCCCAATTTGTGAAGATGTGTATAAATGAATACATAGATGTAGTTAATTAAATACACTGTGAAGTATCGAAAGGAACGCAGACATGATGAGTGTAAAAAAGACCAAGACCCCCGACCACTACCCGTGCGGCCACATGCGCGGCCCCGGCTGGCACGACTGGCGCGCCTGCCTCACCAAGCAGGGAATCGAGGAGGATGAATGGCCGGTCTGACGGAAACAGCCAGCAGAAACCTCAAAGCCGAACTCGCCAGACGCGACAAGACACGTGCCGACCTTGCAAACGCTTGGGGATGCACCCTCAAGACCGTCGACCAAAGGCTCAATGGAAGCATCTCGATGACCATCAAGGAAATCGAAGAAGCCGCACCGGTCTTTGACATGGACTCCATGCAGCTGCTCATGCTCCTCATCCAGCCGATTGACAGCATCAAACAATTCAAAGCCTAAGGAAACCGAACATGAGCCAGTTGCTTAACCCGCCGGCACCACCAGAATCGAGGAAAACCATGAAACCAAGAATCGAACTCATCGGCACCACCGGCTACGCCATCCGCATCCAGGAAGACAAGAGCGGCCAACTCATCGAACTCCACGCGGACGGCGAGGAAGTCCTTGCGGACATCCCCGAAAGCACCCTCGACAACTTCGCCTACACGCTCAACGACGACCTAGGGAACATGCGATGAGCCAATCATTCGAACTGCGAATCATCGAGGACGGCACGCACAGCAGTGACCACAGCTGCCTCATCGGACTCAGATTCGACATGGCAGGCGGATACCAGGAACACATGCTCAACAAAACCGACCTCATGAACCTCCGCCGCGAAATCGGACTAACACTCAAAGAACTCAACCAGAAGAAGGACAAGAAATGAACATCTTCCAACAGCGAGAAAAAATCATCGAAGACCTCATCACGGCATGCAAGGACCTCGACGAAGAGAAAACCAACCACCTGCTCAGCCAACTCACGGAACTCGACAAGTCAGCCGAACAGAAGCCACTGCCAGAAGAACCGAAGAAGCAGGGCTTCTATGTCACCGCGAATGATGGTCGGCTCCTGCTTAAGGACATCGATGATGACTGGTCGGCACGCGCATGGGATGACTGCTCGGTTAATCACATGTGGAATGGCAATAGACAGTATGCGAAGTGGCCGACTGTCTGCGAAACGCTCCCGCCTGAAGCCTTCCCACTCAAGCGAGTGAACACTGGGAGAGACGATGACTGACACGATCACCATTCACGAACAGCAAGGCTTCTCGACCAGCCGCATCCTGCCGACCAGCATCCTCGCCAGCACATTCGAAATCAACAAGAAAGTGGACAAGACGATCATCCGGTTGAGTCAGCACCTCGATGGGAGTTTCGTTCTGACGTTGGACGGCTCGCGTGCGGAACTCACCGCCGAGGAACTTGACAGAATCGGCGAACTGTTCCGCACGCAGGCCAGGAGCATAATCAGCAATCGGAAAGATTGAGCGACTGCTTCAACATCACGGCAATGTAGGTCGTCTCTCCCTGTGGGAGGAGTTGGAAGCCGACCGGCTCCCAACCGTCCATCTGCTCGGCCAGTTCAGGCGTCGAGCCAAGGAAATCAAGGGTAAGGCTCCTTACGGCGCCGACCTCGGCAGGAAAAAGCTGTGAACTGGCGACGTGGAACGTGACCATCCGATACTCCGTTTTCATCCAAAATCACCTCCCTTCAAGAAGACAAGAAGACATCATGGACAACAATATCGAACCCCGGCGGAAGCCGAACTATCCGCTCCGCCGCATCCTCTTCGCCATCGCCAGCATCGGCCTCATCTCCAGCCTGACCATCATGCTCACCTGGCATGGCGGCAACACCACCGCCGCGCTCATGGTGGAAGGCGTGTACATCGCCACCGCATTGTGGCTGATCGTCAGATTCGCGCCACGCGACTAAAAGACTTCCCACCAGCCGACAGTCCAACAAAACAAACCAAATTAGGGACGTTTTGCGCGGACATCCACGTTCACTCATGTCGGCTGGCGGGGACACATAACTGAATATCGATTATTATCCACGCGCCGACCATCTCTCTGCCGTACATACACTGTCGGCACACTGGTTGGGCGACGGTTCGCCCGCCCAAGGATTCCAATCTCTTCTCTCTCTATCAAAAAACGCAGGCGCTCCGGTGCCTGCAAACCCTTTCAAGTCCGCCTGACGGCTTCAGTCACCGTCGGCCACGCCACCGGCCGTGAACACGTTCAGGTCGTGTTCCAACGATCAAAGGGGCGCTCGGAATCCAAGGACGGCATCGGTTCGACACCGATACCAGCCACTCAGCCCCATCCACTCAGCCCCATCCACTCGTCATGGTGGGGCACCACAACGCCAACAAGCAAAGGAAAGCAATGACCAGCAAGGAAAGCAGGACGCTGAGATTCACACTCTCGGCCGAAGTCATCGGAAATGAGAACGCCACCCACTCGATCATCGGCGAATTCATCGTGCCATTAGGTGCATCCGATGACCTGGTATACAGCGTCAACCTGCCCGGCGGCAGACTCGGCGAATGCACCGCGCTTGCCGCCCGAATCGCATGCCAGTCCATCGACGTTGCGCTCAAAAGGCATATCGAACGCGGCGGCAGCGACACTGTGGAAATGGTCGACGGCCTCCACATCGACCCCAATGGGAATCTTCAGGACGCCGGCCATGAGTGACCTTCTCACACCAAGCGAGCTGGCGGACACGCTCGGCATGAGCACGCGCACCCTGGCGAACTGGCGCAGCACAGGCAAAGGCCCGCCATACGTGAAGATCGGCGTGGAACCACCGGAAGGCCATCAGGACAGGCGCAAAGTCAGATACCAGCGTGCCGTGGCCGAGCGTTGGGCCACAGCACACCAGTACGCGAGGACGGTAGCGAGATGAAACCCCACAATGATGGCCACTACTTCGTGCCTGGAAGCAGGCAGACCGGCCGGTATGAGCCGCGAGGCTTCATGGTCGGCAGCTACATACGCCCGACTTTGACGGAGCAGGGCATCGACGTGGACGAATTCATCAGGCAAAACCATCGGCTCATCGAAAGACTCAGGAAAGGAAACCATTGAAACACGAATACACTGCCGACGAGCTCCGAGAGCTCAAAAGCATTTACGACGAGTCCGGCGAAGCTGGACTCCAGATCGGCGAAATGCGGGCCCTGCGCAAGGCCGGACTTGTCAAGCAAGACCTACCGCCAGAGCCGGAGAAGCCGCATGAGGATACTCTGGCCGACTATCAGGCCGTCAGCAAGCCCACGGCGGAACCGTCGAAACGAGACCTCATCCTCGCGCACTGCAGAAACCGCATCGACCAAGGCCAACCATTCGACGGCAAGGAAACCGCCGAAGCGCTCGATATAAGCCAGAAAACAGCCGGCAACATCATCGGCCAACTCCGCAAGGAAGGACTGCTACCGGCCTTCGACCAGCATTCCCCCCGCAAAACACGGAAAAACGCCACAACCGGAAAGAAGAAAGAAACCATGACCACCACATCGAAACTCACAGCGGACAAAATCACCGCAACGAAACTCACCCCGAGCGACATCACCCCCGTCGGAACCATCATCGTCGGGCCACAAGCCACAGCCGATCCGCGCATCATCATCGCAAACGCCTTGGTCGGCATCTTCGACGCGGTGAGCGCCTTGCAGCGCACCGCGTTCCAAGCCAACGACAAGGTGGTTTACGGTTTCGCCACGAAACTGCTCACCGGCGAATTGATGGACATCAAAGCCAACTACAGCAAGGATGTGGCGAAGTGAAGCTCCATTTCGATAGCGAGAGCGGCGTTTTCACCATCAAGCCAGAGTCCAAGGCAGAAATCACCAAGCTCAGGACGTCCGCGTTGGGCATCGCCAATCTGCTGGTCGATTATTTCGACGCCGACATCATCAAAGCAGACATAAACAAGCCAAGCAATCAGCAGGGAGCCTGAAATGAAGCGTATTCCACTCAAGGATACGGAACGCTACACGATCGAGCGCTTCCGGCAGTGCAAGAAGACGGAACGTCATCTCGCGTGGCTGAAGAGCCGCAAGGCCGGTGTGGGAGGTTCGGACATGAGCACGATTCTCGGCCTGAACGCTTTCAAAACGCCTTACGAATTGTGGCTTGAGAAGACCGGCCGCGTGGAGCCGGAGGACATTTCGGACAAGTGGGCGATCGTCAAGGGCAATGCCCTGGAAAACGAGCTTCGTAAGCGTTTCCGCGCGCAGCATCCGGAAATGATCGTCACAGACGGCACCGACAAGCAGTTCATCAGCCGCGAGAAGACATACCTGCGCGCTTCCCTTGACGGCATCCTGCAAGGGGAGGACGGGAGCTTCGGAATCCTCGAAATCAAGACGGCGGGTGGCCGTAGAGCTGGGGACTGGCATGACGAGGACGGAAACCTCCGAATCCCGCCCTACTACCTCGCTCAGGTCGAATTCTACGCGCTCGTCACTGGATGGACGTGGGGATACGTGTACGCCGCCATCGGAGACGACGAGCCGGTAGAGATCCAGTTCCAGGCCGACGTGGAAGATATGGCCGCGATAGACAAGGCCGCAGCCGACTTCTGGCATTTCGTCACTTCCGGCACTCCACCACAGCTTACCGGCGGGGATGTGCAGAAGGCGTTCCCCGAACCCACGCCGGACATCGTGGACGAAAGCGACGATGACGACCTGTACGACATGCTCGCAAGATACGAGAGCGCCACCGGAATGCTCCATGACATGAAGGCCACTCAGAAGGAATTGCAGGAGCAGATCATTCTGCGCATCGGCTCGCATGCGGGCGTGCGCTGCGGCAACCTCCAAGCCACATACAAGACGACGACCCGCAAGGAGTACACCGTCAAAGCCACCACATACCGCAAATTCGCATTCAAAGCCATCGAAGAAAAGGAGCAGTAAATCATGGGAGCAATCGCACAGCAGGCACAGGGACAGCAGTTGCAGCCGCTCAATCCGAAGGGCAAGCTCAAGCAGCTTGTGGAGCATTCATGGCCGCAGATCGCACGTGTCATCGGAGGCAACCTCGACAGCGAGGCATTGTTGCAGATGTGCATCAGCAGCATCAACCGCACGCCGGCCTTGGCGGAATGCACGCCGGTCAGCGTTCTTTCCTGCTTCATGCAGTGCGCCGCCCTGGGCTTGCGCCCGTCCGACGTGGACGGCTTGGGACAGGCGTACATCCTGCCATACAGCAACAAGAACTATGCCACTGGCGAGAAGCAGGCCACGTTCGTCATCGGCTACAAGGGAATGCTGAAACTATTGGAGAACAGTGGAATCTACGCGCAGCCGAGAGCCGTCTACGAGGATGACAACATCAAGCTGAAGCTTGACGAGAACGGCGTGCCGACCATCGAATGCCCCGACGAGGTGAACGTGGACGCCGACCATAGCGAGGAAAAGCTGAAATTCGTGTATCTCAGCGTCCAACTGCCGAACGGCGGACGATACGCCGACTACATGTCGAAACGCGATCTGCTCGAATACCGTGAGAAGTACGCGCCACGCAATCGCAGCCGACAGATCACCGGACCGTGGGTGAAGAACTTCGTGGAGATGGCGAAGAAGACCATCATCCGCCGCAGTTTCAAGTACATGCCGGTCAGCATCGAAGCGAAGAAAGCCGCGAGCGTTGACGAAACCACGCCGGATTACAGCGACGTGTTCCAACCGGTAATCACCTCCGATGCGACTGATGACGTGACCGCCGATGTCATGGAAGCGGATACGCCGGAGGATACCGAAGCCGACGTGAAGGGGGCTGAGTGATGGCCAGAGAGACCGTTATCACGATTGTCGGCAATCTTACCGCCGATCCGGAATTGCGCACGACGTCCGCTGGTGCGCAGGTCGCGTCGTTCACGATCGCCAGCACGCCGCGTTCCTGGAACCGCAGCACGAACCAGTTCGAGGACGGTCAGGCTTTGTTCATGCGCTGCAGCGCGTGGCGCGACCTCGCCACTCATTGCGCGCAGAGCCTCGCGAAGGGCATGTGTGTGATCGCGCAGGGTCGCTTGCAGCAGCGTTCCTATCAGGCGAATGATGGTTCCAACCGCACGGTCGTCGAGTTGCAGGTTGATGAAATCGGCCCGTCTCTGCGTTATGCGACGGCTCAGGTGCAGAAGATGCAGTCAGGCGGATACCAGGGCGGCAACTCCAATGGTGGCGGCTATCAGCAGCCGCAGCAGGCACAACAGCAGTCGCAGGGAGCCGACCCGTGGTCTGCGCCAGTAGAGCCTGAATTCTGATGCGCGAATGGTTGGAACCGCCGGACGTGGAACCGGTATGTCCCAGGCATGGGTGCGCGCTGTATCCGGCGCGCCCCATCCCATGCCCACTATGCGAAGAAGAAGCCGAGGAAGAGGAGGAATGATGCAGGAATTCGTCGTGGACATTCCACGGGACGAATGGTGGACGCAAAACCGTCGCGGCCACTGGCGAGTGAAATTCGCGCACACAAGCGCAGTCAAACAGCGTGCCATGGCATTCGCCAGATTCTGGCTCCAAAACGGACACCACAGGCCACAACACTTCCCAGTGCACGTCACTGCCGTCATTCACCCATTGACCCACGGGCGCTTCGACCCGGAGAACGCGGCGCCCATGGTCAAGGCCATCCTTGACGCGCTCACCGATACCGGATTCTGGCCCGACGATGACTCAAAGCATCTCATCGGCCCCGACTACCGCGGCGGAGAGCCAAGCAGCCGAAAAGGCTGGTACCGAATCACAATCCGAATCGAAGAAGAGGAGCACTGACATGGCCACGAACGTGAGTCAGCAAGACGAGACACTGCACAAGGTTATCGAATGGTGTGATCAGCGCGAGGTTGAGGGATTACGGCTTGCCAATGCTTTGCTGCAGAAGCATGACTTGGCTGCTTATGCAGTGGTCAAAGCTCAAATAGACGCATATCACAAGACCGCCGAACACTGCCGTTCCATGCTCGGCTACAGCGGCTCCATGCCGTCCTGTCTCAACTATGAAGACATCGATGACAGCAGCCCGGACCTTCAGCCACAGGTTGGCGACTACGGTGTGGCCGTCCTTGAGAACGCTCACGGTCAGGAAGAAATACCGTTCCACGTCGAGCGGGAGGAGCATACCGGACTGCCGGTCGCACTCCTGAACACACGACTGTATGCCGAAACCGGAAGACGACATCGACGACGGACAGTACGTGAGCCTGTTCCAGCTCTATTTGGACGGCTTTATGTTGAGTCGGACGGGCCGAAAGCGGAACAAAGACGTTCCGCTCCACCAACCGACGCCGAGGTGGAGGCCGTGGCGAAACGGCTCTGCTGGAACAGCTGCGAATGGGATGGCATCGAAAGCGACTGTGTGGCGAAGGACGAAGATGACGCATGGGATTATGCCGGTGAGATTCCCGGCTTCCAGGAGGAATATATCAGACAGGCCAAGGAAATGCTCGAAATCGCACGGAAGGCGGTAAGCGAATGAGCAATACGATCAGATACGTGGAATGCGCCCACTGCGGCGAGACCGTCGGCGCATATTACGTCACCTGCCCGTACTGCGGATACCGCCTGGTGTCCGCTCAGCAGGCGGTCATGGATGGCTTGGCATGGTGACGCTCGACCCGGCACCCGACATCGTGGAAATCGCCGAAGCCCTGGACGCGATGGCGAAACCACACGTGGGAAGCGGCTGGAAGAACACCAACTACACCGACCTGCCCTGCACCACGCCACGTCAGGAAGCAATCTGGATGGAATACAACGGCATCACAAGAGGAGATTGAATGAAATGGGCTATTTCCAGATTCCGGTCTCATGGTATCGAGACGAAACAATGTTGGAACTCATGAGAAAGAGTCCGGCATCAATTGGCCTCTACGTGATGATGATTTCCTGGTGTTCCGACAACAGGAGCTACGGTGATATTCCATACACTGTCATCCGGTACGTTCTCGATGGCGAAGACGATGAATTACAGGCGATTATCGACGCGGGTTTCCTGACGAAGACAGACAAGGTTCGTCTTCGAGAACCCGTCTACCACATCAAGAGCTTCAGACGCTTCGACCCACGGTCAAGGGAGCCGATAAGCAAGAAGCTACGCAAGGCGGTATACGAGCGTGACCATTACCGTTGCGTCGAATGTGGAGCAACTGACCACCTGAGCTTGGACCACATCATTCCGTGGAGTCTTGGCGGCGAGGACACCATGGAGAATCTTCAAACCATGTGCCGCTCCTGCAATTCAAGGAAAGGGAACAGGTTAGATGTGGTTCAAGGTGGATGATTCCTTCTACTCGAATCCGAAGACCGCCATGCTGTCGGACGGGGCCACCGCATTGTGGCTCCGTTCAGGCTCATGGTCGGCGCAACAGCTGACTGGCGGGTTCGTTCCGGCTCGCATGGTGCCGATGTTCCGTGGCTCCGACGATTCAGTGCGAGAGTTGTGCGACGCGGGATTATGGGCCTACGACGAGCAGAAGGACGGCTACCAGTTCCACGATTGGAGCGACTACCAGCCTGACGGCGAGGAAGTGGACGCTCTGCGCAAGAAGCGTAGCGAGGCAGGAAAACGTGGAGCCAACCGTCGATGGGGCAAGCCTGAGAATGGCAAAAATGGCAAAACCGATGGCAAATGCCATAGCAAACCTATGGCAAACGCATGGCAAACCGATGGCAAGTCGATGGCAAACTCATGCCCCGTTCCCGTACCCGTACCCGAAAAGAAAGAGAAAGAAGAATATTCTTCTTCTTTCTCCAAAGAAATCGGCGTAAGCGATTTCGAGCTAATGACGGAGAAGGCCCATGCCAATGCCGCCATAATCCGCGACTATCCGAATCTCGACTTGTCGGACGCGTGGAACGCGTTCTTAAGCCGACATTATGGCGAAAACCGCACGATAGCCGACTGGACGCGCCTGTGGAAGGGCTGGTGCCAACGTCGAGTCAGAATGAGCGGCATCCCACCCTCGAAACGCCACGTGCACACGTGGAAATGCTCTCACGTGCTCGAAGCGCTCGGACGCGACGAAGAAACGGCGCAGGCAGACGAAAAGGCCTGCGAATTAGCCGACAGACTCAACAAGGAGGAATCATGAAACACGACGAACCGGTAACCATGTGCAGCTTGGAATCGGAAACAATGTACAGCCTGGAATGGTTGAGACACGAGCGCCGCAAGGCATGGCAGGAAGGCTACGCGGCCGGCTGGAAAGACCAGGAATGCGATTTCCCGCAATATACAAGCGAAAACCCATACAAGGAGATCATCGAAATCGAAAAGGACGGTGAATGATGGGCGGATTGGACAAGGTTGAGAAAATTATTATTGGCGCACTGGTGGTATTCGTCGCCTCAATGCTCTTGCTGGCGGGAATATGCATCTACGTGTCTTGGTATGCGGGCACGCATCCCGATTACGGCATGACGACGGTCAAGACCGGCGACGTGACATGGGTCTGTCTGACCGACCATGGCAAGACCATCGGCTGCGACACCGTGGAGGAATACAAATGAAGAAAATGCTCGAAGACATGATCATCAAATGGCATCAGGCCGGTTACGCGCTTGACGAGATCGCGCCGCTCGTGCCGCAGGTGCCGAAAGCCGAAATCGCCGCCATCATCCACCAGCACGACAAGGAGACTCGACTTTGACCAACTGCCAGCACTGCCAGAAGCCAATGAAGCCGATCGCAGCGAATCTACTCTGCGCCAGCTGCCGAGAAAACTACTGGGCGCTCATCAGACAGCTCGGACACGTCCAACTGCCAGCATTAAGCTCCATCATGCTCAAGCAAGCGCACATCGGAGCCACGGGCCACGCGCCAAGCCGAGGCAGCGCGCCAATGCCAATCGACACGAGAGCGCAAGCCCTCATCACCGATTCCGAAGCGTGGCTCGCCGAACAAGCAGGCAAAATCAACGCACGCTACAGCAATCTCCCGTGGGACAAGGCATGGAAGAAGATCACGGCCAACAAACACACCATCCTCAGCATGAGCACCGCAGCAGACGACTACACCGCCCTGGAACACATCAGCAGACGCAACGAGACGGCCTTGACACCAGAAGAGGCAATGGTCATCATCGGCACATGCCCACAATGCGGCCACCAAGCCACCAGCACGCCACAGGCCGACGAATGGACATGCCCGCACTGCAAATGGCAAGGCGGAGTCCAAGCCATCAAAGCCACCCGCGACAACAAACTCTGGCAACTCGAATACACCGGAAAACCAGTCGAAGTCGCAAGATACCTCTCCAAAATGGACATCCACTGCACAAGCGACCAGATCCGCCAATGGCTCACCAGAGGCAAACTCCACGCCACGCCGACAAAACACAAAGGAGAGTACGTGTTCAACCTCGGAGAAATAACCGCCATGCTTGACTGTCACAATTAAAATGCTATACTGTCGTACAGTAGTAAAATGGTTCAGCCTGAAAGGGCTGGGCCATTATTCATATCAAGCTTCGGTAGCTCAGTGGCAGAGCACGATGGATAGCACAGATACCAGAGGACGGAACAGACCGGCCATGGCTTCCATGATTCTTTGAATGCCCGTGATAAGAGACAGTGCCCCTCATCGATGTCGTGGGTTCGACTCCCACCCGAAGCACCAAAGGCGGTGAATCAATGCCAGGAAGAACGCGCAAGACAAGCCGCCAATTCGAAAAAGACAAGGCCGCATTCTTCAACCAATGCAAGGCACACCATGCAGTCTGCTGGTTGTGTGGTATGCCAATCGACTATGCGGCACCGAAGAACACAAGCGATGACAGCTTCAACCTCGACCATATGTTCCCCGTCAGCAAGCATCCCGAACTCCAATTCGACCCAGCAGGCTTCAAACCGAGCCACACCAGCTGCAACCGACTAAGAGGCAACAGTGACCCGCCCGCACCAATCGGCGTGCTCTCAAGACAATGGATAACAACAGCATGAGCCCTCACAGCAAGGGGTAGGGGCGGTGAAATCGTAAAACCAACGACAGAGCGCAAGACGTCCCGCGTGGTTGGTCTCCCTCTCCCCGATGAATGAAATTGTTGGCGGGTCGCGCGCGATGGCAGATTAGGGGGTGTTTTCGATGAGTGCGAAGTTTCCGAGTCGGAATGTGGCGGAGGCGTTGGAGCGTTCGTTGAAGAACGCTGACCTCAAGGCTGTGAATTCTGCTGTTGTCGCTGCGGCTCGCGTGTTGGCTGAGCGCATCGATTATCTGACGTTCTCCGGTTTTGTCGATGAGAACGGCAAGCTCGACAACGTGTCGCTGCCGACGTTCCTGAAGTATTGCCAGAGTCTCGGCCTTACGGTGGATGCGCCTGCTAAGGTTGGTCGGCCTGCGAAGCCGAAGGTTGAATCTAAGCCGGAGGCGCGTAAGAGCGACAAGGTTGTGCAGATGGAAGATTTCATGAAGCGTTTCGGCTAGGAGGCGTTCGATGGTGTCGGAAGATTTGAGTGTTTTCGGTGCCATTGATGATGAGAAGCATGGTGTGACCCTGCCGCGTATTTATACTCCGCCGCTTCGCCCATTGGACAAGAACACTTCTAATGGCTTCGCTGTGATCGCGTTCGCCGAGATCATGCTTCACGTGCATCTCTATCCGTGGCAGTGCTGGCTGCTGGTCCATGCCTTGGAATTGCTTGAGGATGGCAGCTATCGCTTCCGCAAGGTGATTGTGCTTGTGGCCCGACAGAATGGCAAGACCACGCTGATGGGCGTGCTTGCCGCGTGGTGGCTGTTCGTGGACTCGAACAAGCACCCTGGTAGGGTGCCTCCCGTCAAATTCCTTGTGGTTGGCGCCGCTCAGACCTTGGATAATGCTAAAGGCCCATATTCCCAAGTCAAGGAGTGGTGTAATCCGCGTCCTGAGACTGATGAGGAGTCAGAGCTGGTGGTGCCTGAGCTTGCGGACATGACGCAGAAATTCGTCAACACCAATGGCGAAGAGGCCATCGTGCTCAAGAGCAAGGCGAAATACATTGTCCGCGCTGACAAGAACATTCGTGCCAAGAGCGCGGCCCGTGTGATTTTCGATGAGCTTCGTGAGCAGCATAATGATGATGGATGGAACGCTGTCTCGCAGACCACGAAGGCCGTGTGGAGTTCGCAATTGTGGGGCATCAGCAATGCTGGCGACTATCGCAGCGTGGCATTGCGCAAGCAGGTCGATAAGGGTCGTAAGCTTGTTGACGAGTGGGCGCGTCTGAGCGCCGACGGTGGCAATCCGGCCGACGTGTTCCTGTCCGGCGAGCAGGATGGCAGCTTCGGATATTTCGAATGGAGCGCTCCGGACAAGTGCCCGGTGGATGCTGCCGACGCGATCCGCCAGGCTAACCCGTCGCTCGGCTATGGCCCTATGACCGTGGCCAGTGTCCGAAGCGATATCGATGGCATGACCGAGGCCGCCTTCCGCACCGAGGTCCTATGCCAGTGGGTGACGGCCGACATCGTGCCCTACATCAATCCAAAATTGTGGGCGCATGGCACCGATGACGCTTCCTGCATACCCGCCGAGAACCGCGTGGTCCTGGCGGTGGACACCTCGGCCGACCGGCAGACCACGTATGTGGCCGCCGCTGGCCTGCGCGCCGATGGCCTGCCTCATGTGGAGCTTATCGCGCGTCGTGACGGCATGCTGTGGGTGCCGCACTTTCTTGACCTATTGCGTGAGAGCTGGCCGTCGATTTGCGAGATCGCCGTGCAGTCGAAGGGCTGTCCGGCCGTCGATTTCATCGACCCCTTGACCGAAAAAGGCTGGAACGTCCACCTTATCGAGGGTTTCCGCCTTGGCGCGTGCTGCGGCCGCTTCCTCGACCGCGTGCGCGAAGGCAAGCTCCGGCACCTGCCGCAGCCAGCCATCGAACAGCAAGTCTCCGTGGCCGTGACCCGACGTCTTGGCGAGGTCGAGGTGTGGGACCGAGCCAAAAGCGCCCTGCAGATCAGCGGCCTGATAGCCGAATCGGAGGCGTTGTACGCGCTTGAGACCATGCAGGTCGAAGCGGAGACGCCGAAATATTCGCCGAGCGTGACGCATTTCGCGGTCGTATGACCCAGTGAGGAGGTTTCATGGGTTTCTTTTCCAGATGGCTCAAGAAAAGCCCCGTATCCGTGGCCCAGAAGTTCTCCGAATCGCCAGTGAACATTTCACAGGTGGCGCAGATTCCCATCGACTGGTTCGGCGCTGGCGTGTATGAGCGTGAGGCGGCGGTGCGTACCGTCATTGACCATATCGCGCGGAATATCGCCAGCATGCCGTTCAAGGTTTACACTCGCCAGCCTGACGGTGACCGCGTGGAGGATACCACAAGCCCGTTGGCGCAATTGATGGCCAAGCCGAGTGTGCTTCCTGGCATGACACGTTACCGATTCTTCTACTCGCTGCTCTGCGATGGCCTGCTCAATGATCGGTGGCTTTGCCTGCTCGATGCCGACAAGAAGACTGGCAGACTGTGGCTGCGGCGTATTCCGGTGCAGAATTTCACGCTTTCCGGCAATACTCTTGATGAGATCACCGGCGTGCAGATCAGCACCGGACAGCCGGAAGGAAGCCAGTATTTCAAGCTGCCAGACCCGCAGATTCTGCTGGATGTGGGGTACAGCACGTCCGGTATCGGCGGTTCTCCGATGTCCGGCACTCTCGCCCCGCTTCTGGCGGAGGCGCGTGAGATGGCCGAATATCGTCGTGCGATTGCCAAGAACGGCGGTCAGATTCCGGCGTACATCTCGCGTCCGAAGGAGATGCCGTGGCCGTCGCAGGAGGCGCAGGACGAATTCGTGCAGGGCATGCGCAATTACAAGGCTGGAGGCAATCTCGCCGGTGGCTGGCCCCTGCTCAACGACGGCATGGAAATCAAGACCGTGGACGCGTTCAAGCCGATCGACATGCAGGACATTGATGCGAGGGACAAGATCCGCATCGACGTGGCCAACGCCTTCCATATCGCGCCAGAAAATCTAGGCTTCCGCAGCGGCACGAATTCCAACATCGCTTCCTACAAGGAGCAGATGTGGAATGTGGAGCTCATGCCGTACATCGTGGCTTTCGAGCAGTCGCTCAACCTGCTGCTGCCTGACGCGCTCGGACAGCCGGACGCCTACATCGAGGCGAACGTGGACGCCAAGCTGCGCGGAACCTTCTCCGAGCAGTATCAGGCGCTTTCCACGGCCACGGGGCGCAGCTTCATGACCACGAACGAGGCGCGGCGCATCCTGAACTATCCGAAGGTCGAGGGCGGTGACGATCTGGTGACGCCATTGAACGTCGCGACAGGCGGCCAGCCCAGTCCGCAGGACGGCGGCAGGACGCAGAACGCGCAACAGAACAATCCAGTGAACGGAGAAGACCAGTGAATCTCAAACAGCTCAGATTCAACGTGAAGTCCTTGGACGATTCGGCTGGCGAAGGCGTTTTCAGCGGCTATGCCAGCACGTTCGGCAACAAGGACCTGCAGGGTGATGTGATCGCCAAGGGCGCTTTCGCGGAGACATTGGAGAAGGATTACAACGGCGGTGCCGGCATCCCGATCCATTGGAACCATCAGGACGGCAAGCCGACCGACATCATCGGCCGCACCTTGAGCGCCGTCGAGGACGAGAAGGGCCTGCTCATCTCGGCCCAGCTCGACATCGACGATAATCCTACCGCCCAGCAGGCTTACGACCTGCTCAAGGACGGCAGGGTGCATCAGATGAGCATCGGCTTCGTGCCGACGAAGACCGCTTGGATCACCGAAAAGGGCGACGGCCCGTGGGGCGGCCATTCCGAATTCCAGCAGATCAAGCTTTTCGAGATCAGCGTGGTGCCGGTGGCCGCGAACCAGCAGGCCGAGATCCTGGCCGTGAAGTCAGGTCGTGCCATCAGCTCCGCCAACGAGGAGAAGCTGCGTGCCGCGCTGTCCTCGCTGAATGAGGTGCTTGACGGCATCGATTCCGATAATTCCGCTTCCGACGAGGATAAGGCGGATGATTCCAAGACCGGCGAGAGGCCGGACGATAAGAAGCTTGACCCCGATGAGGGCAAGGACGCTGAGGCCGAGAAGGCCGAGCGCCTGAATGTAATCAAATCCGCCCGTGAACTGGTCACTGGCGGCAAGGACAACAAGGAGACCAAATGAGTTTCAATGATCGTCTCGCCAAGACCAAGGCCGCCATCGAAGCGGTGCTGGCCAAGGGCGAGGATAATCTCGACGCTTCCGACATCGAGAAGCTGAAGGGTCTGAACGCCGAGGCGCACGAATTGCAGGACTCCATCGAGACGCTGGACACCGTGCACAAGCGCTTCGAGGGATTGACCGATAATCTGACGGACACTCAGAAGAGCGGTGTCGCCCATCAGTCTCTTGGCGATTTCGTCGTGAAGAGCATCGGCGAGCAGCTGGTGAAGATGAAGGGCGTGTCCGGCGCTTCCATCGCCACGCCTGAATGGCTGCCGAACCGCAAGGCCAACACCGACACTCAGGTGACCGGTGGTCCGTCCGGCGCGTATGGCTCTCTGCTGACATATGTTGACCCGAATTTCGTGGAAGGCTACCGCCGTCCGACCATCACCAACCTCTTCGGTGTCGGCGCTATTAGTGGACAGGCCATCACCTACTTCGTGGAAGGTGCTCAGGAAGGCGATTTTAAGACCGTCGGCGAAGGCGAGGAATTCGGTCAGATTCATTACGCCAATGCGACCGAGCACACCGACGCATTGTCCACCATCGCTGGCTTCATCAAGGAGTCCGGTGACATGATCACCGACCTCGCCTTCTTGAAGTCCGGCATCGATGGCCGTCTGCTTTACAGTCTGAGCATCAAGGAGGAGCAGCAGCTGCTCAACGGCGACGGCACCGGCAAGAACATCAAGGGCCTGCTGCATCGCGACGGCATCCAGACATACACGGCTACCGACGCCGGTAATGATGTCGCTATTCTGCACGCGCAGACCATGATTTCCACCGAGACCGGCATGATGCCTGACGCTCTGGTCATCAATCCGGCAGACTATGAGGCTCTTCGTGAAAAGAAGGACAACAACGGTGCGTACCTTGGCGGTGGCCCGTTCTATGGCATCAATGGCGGTGCAGTGAACATCACACCGTCTCTGTGGGGTATGAACACTGTCGTATCCCCGGCAGTTGCCAAGGGCACCGCCGTTGTGGGTGCTTTCAAGCGTGCCGCGACCTTCTACCGCAAGGGCGGTGTCGCCGTGGAGGTCACCAACTCCAATGACACCGACTTCATTGCCGATCTGGTGACCATTCGTGCCAAGGAGCGCGTGGCATTGGCCGTGCGCATTCCGAAGGCTTTCGTCACCCTGACCTTGAAGTAAGGAGGAATGATGGCTCGACAGTTTCGAGTGATTCCGGTCGCTTCCGCGAAGCTTGACCCGAACGCCGCCGTGGCGGATGTGATCTTCGTGGATGCGAAGGGCAAGCCGACCGACATTGGTGGTTCTGCCGCCGCGCCGTATGTGCTTCCTGCCGCCGCCGAGAACGCTCTCGGCGGTGTGAAGCTGGCTAATGTCGCTTCGGCTGGCAAGGCCAATGCCGCTGTGGGTGTAGCCGCTGGCGATGCGCCGACCAAGGCCGAGCATGACGCGCTCGTGACCGCTTACAACGATTTGGCGAAGCGTGTCAATGCTCTTGTGGCTGGTCTTGTGGCTGCTGGCGTGGTGAAGACGAGCTGAGACGGGAGGTCGGCATGAGTGATGATGCGAACGTGATTCCCGACATGATTGCCGACCCTTCGGCTTTCGAGGACGACGCGGCTTTCAGGCTTAAGGCCGCGCAGGCGGCCATCCGCCGTGAATGTGGCTGGCATGTCATGCCGAACACGGCATTGTCCGGCGTGCTGAATACTCGCGGCGGTACGGTGATCCGCTTGCCCGCGCGTCATGTGACGAGCATCGAATCATTGACCGACCGTCAGGGCAATCCGCTGGCCTACGCCTACGACCCCGAAACGGGCTTGGTCGAATCCATGTCCGGCGGCTTTCCCGCTGGCATTGCGGCCATCCGCTACGAGATTCACGCGGGATACGATGACGCGCCGGACGTGCAGTCGGTGCTTATCAGCGCCGCGAAGCGTGCCGGCATGAGCCCGCTCGGGCTTATCACCTCGCAGTCAACGAATGGCAGCAGCGCAAGCTTCGACGTGGTGTCGCTCATGCAGGCCGAGAAGGACAAGCTCAAACCCTACAAGCTGGGAGGCTTGCCATGAGCCTGCTTGACGATTTGAACACCACTGGTGGCGGCTGGCACATGCCCGGAGCGACAAAGTGGAAGCGGCTTCGTGCGAAAAAGGTCATGGACCGGTATTCGGGCGAGTTGACTGGTGAAGATTGGGATCACCCGGACGTGCTGGAATTCAATGGCTCGCTGGCAAGTTCCAGCAGCATGAGGACTCCTGATGCGCTTCGTGAGGAGACTACGAGCACGGCCTACCTCACCTCGCCTGAACTGTCTTTGGATGTGATGCCTGGTGATCGTATCAAGGCCATGCCGGATGACGGCAGGTGTTGGGAGGTGTCCGGCTATCCGTCGCGTGATGCCAATGCTTTCACTTCGTGGCAGCCGACGGTCGAGATTCCACTATCCGAGTACAGGGGGTGATGGCTTTTGGGTGTGATGGTCAAATTCAACGATCGATATTTCGATGAGCTGATGAATTCGGCTGGCGTCAAGGCCATGACCCGCAGGGCGGCCGAGAAGACGCTCGAATATGCGAAGTCTCACGCTCCCGTAGACACCGGCGCATATCGTGACGGCCTCCAGATCGAGGAGGTCAAGCATGCGCATCGCACCACCTGCATGGTGGTCGGCACCGATCCGAAGACCCTGCTCGTGGAATCGCGGACCGGCAATCTCCGCAAGGCGTTGAAGGCGGGCAAGTCATGACGGCAGTGCTACCACCAGACCTCGAAACATGGCTGTGCGCTTACCTCCGTGGCAAGCTGAAGCCATCCTACGGCAAGATTCTCGTGCACATTCGAGAGCCGGACGATTACGACGGCTCCTATCCTCTCGTGGTCGTGCGTGACGATGGCGGCAGCCAGTCCAATCGCGTGCTCTTCGACCGCAGCATTGGTATCACCGTGCGTTATGGCAGTCGCACTCTTCCAGGTGATTGTCGTGATCTGGCGGCGAAAATCTACGGCCTGCTCACAGACCCCGCGATTTGCCAGCTTGACGGGTCTCCGATAGCCGGTATCGAGGAGGACGGGTGCAATGGTCCGTATTTCGTGGCCGAGGACGCGAACATCGCCAGATGCTATCTGACTCTCGAATTCTCCGCTATTGGCGAATTCCGATAATTCAATAATTCTTAATTTTTAAGGCGTTGAAACCAAGTGTTTCAGCGCCTTTTTTGTTTGAAAGGACAAAATATGGCAGCTGATTCAGCAGGCAATGACCTGAGCGCCGCGAAGATCGTGGTGACAAGCGCCTTCCGGTTCGCACCTTATGATGCGACGCAGAAGCTGACCGCTGATCTCATCGCGCCGACCGTGGCCGACGTGAAGACCGGTTTGGACAAGATTTTCACCAAGGGCGGTTTCGTCGGCCTTATCACCGAGGATGGCGCGCCGCAGGACAGCCGTGACGCCGATGATGCGATCAAATTCCACCAGCCTGGATATTCGATCAATGGCAAGGCGTCGCTGACCGCGCAGTTCACGGTGGCCGAGGATAACGACATCACCCGTCAGATGACCATCGGCAAGCCGGACGCGAGCGGCGTGTATCACGTGACCGACGTGATTCAGGACGGCAAGTGGTTCTGCTATCAGGAGACGGTGTTCAAGAATGGCACGCATCGCCGTCGTCTGGGTGTCGTGAATCTGACTGGCAACGAGCAGGGTCAGGATACGGCCGGCAAGAACACCGGTGACGCTTGGACCATCGAATGGATTCAGGATGACGCCTGCGATTCCGGCGCCTCGAAGTACCTGCAGTCCTTCGTGACGCCGAAGGCTTCGTCCGATTCTCATGCAACCGATCATCAGGCTGATGATTCCGAGTCTCAGCCGGTCACCGACTGACATTGACTCTTCCCTGCACATGTTTCTTTCTTCCTTTCTTCGCATGTGCTGGGATTCTTCCTCTTCATCCAGTGGAGTAAAGGAATTTTTCATAGTCGTTTGAAAGAAGGAAGAAATGACCAAGAATGTGATGCCCTCCGCCGCCGATTTCGACGCCTGGACTCAGGAGGACGAGGAGAAGGCGCTTGAAGCGTCGGCCGAGCGGATGAAGGTGAAGCACCTCATCAAGGACGGCAGCGTATGGTTCCTCGCACCGCATGGCCACATTTACAAACTACCTCTGAATCTCAGCATCGATGATTTCGTGCGCTTATCCGACCTGCAGTCCAACACGGAGCAGATTCAGACGTTGAAGGAGATTCTCGCGGCTTTTGCTGGCGAGGATGCGGCCAAGGAGCTGGCGAAGGAGCCGGCAATGGTCCCATTCAACATTTTGAACGATTACGGCGAGGTTTTGGCGAAGATCCAGGGCGTCGAATTGGGAAAATCGTCGGCTTCTGCCAGCTCCTCCGAGGAGAAGACGGCAACCGAATAAGGGCCGATTTCGCGGCTCGCGGGTGGAGTCTGCAGGCCGATTTGGGCGGCAGACTCCGCTACGCGGATGCCATCGCCTTGTGGGAAAACCTCTCGGCCGACCCGAGCACATATACGGGCATGGCTGCGGTGCATATGGTGCTGCCGATGGATGCGACGGCCATCATCACCGCGATTCAGGCGGGCGGCACGTCGATTCTGGGCGATCTCGCGCCGGAAAATGCGGGGGAGCGGCACGTTGAAGTGACCGATGAGGAGCGTCGTGAGGCTTTGGAGTCGATGAGCAGCATCTTCGGCTTCAAAAAAAAGTGAATAGAGGAGGCTGTCATGGCTGGTGGTAGCGAGCTTGGCTCAGCGCATGTGAGCATTTTCCCGCAGATGAAGGGCTTCCGCCAGAATGTGGCCAAGGAGACCGGCAAGGCCGTCTCCGACATGAAAAACTCCTTTTCCAAGGGTTTCAATGGTGCGCAGCATGGCAAGCGGATCGGCAGTGCTTTCAAAAGCGGCTTTAACAGTGGTGCCGCTGAATTGAATTCCGAGGCTTTGAAGTCCTTTAAAAAGGACGTGGCTCAAGCCTCGCAGAAGAATACTGACGCCTTGCTGAAATTCAAGTCGGCTGGCGTGCAGGTGCAGGCCGCGCAGGAGAAGCTGAACGCGGCCACACAGAAATATGGCGCGGACAGCACGCAGGCTCAGGCTGCGGCCATCAAACTCGAACAAGCTCAAATCAAACAGAAGACGGCGGCTGACAATCTCAAGGCGGCGTCCGACAACCTCAAGACGGCGCAAGGACGGCTCAAGGACCTCGAAACGCAATTGGCGGCCGAATCCGACAAGTCCAAGAATGCGTTCAGCCGTATGGCTTCCGGCTTCACCTCAACGGTCCAGCAGATCGTCGGCAAGATTCCAGGCGTGAACGCGGCGGTGCAGAAGATCAGTTCGACGGCTGGCGAGGTCACGTCCAACATCAAAAGCAAGTTCTCGGCTGCCTGGAATGCGCTGCCGGAGGGCGCGCGTAATGCGGCCGCGAAGGCCGGTAATGCGTTGCATTCGGGTTTGAGCAAGGCTTCCGGGTTCGCGTCGAAGGCGGTGTCCGGCATCGGCAAGGCGGCTAAGGGCATGGCCACCGTCGTGTCCGGCGCCGCTGCCTCCGCTGGCGGATATCTGGCGAATTTCGGCAAGCAGGCCGTGGATGCGGCCCTCAAGGCCGGTGAGGTCACTGCTAAATTCCAGCAGGTCGCCAAAAACAACAATTGGACCGAGGAAGAGCAGAAGTCCCTGCTCAGTCTGAATAAGACGCTTGGCCAGACCGGCGTCATATCCGGTGGCACCTTGAAGGCCGCTCAGGCACAGCTCGGCACTTTCGCGCTGACGGCGGATCAGGTCAAGACTTTGACGCCCGCCTTGGCCGACATGATCGCCAATAACAAGGGTTATAACGCAACCGCTCAGGATGGCGTGCAGATCGCTAACCTGCTCGGCAAGGTCATGACCGGCTCGGCTACCGCATTGAGCAAATATGGCGTGACGATGACCGACGCCCAGAAAAAGACCTTGCAGGAGGGCACGGCACAGGAGAAGGCCGCTATGGCCGCCCAAGTGTTGGAGGCGAATTTCGGCGGCATCAACAAGGCTCTTGCGGAGACTCCGCAGGGCAAGATGACCATCCTGCAGCATGAGATCGCCGGTTTGAAGACTTCGGTCGGCAATGATCTCATCGCGGCTTTCGGTGGCGTCGGTGGCGCAGTCATCAAGATGGTGCAGGCCGTCGAACCACTCATCACAGCTTTCTTCGACAAGGTGGCCGCACTGGCGCAGAAGATTGGCCCGCCGCTTGAAAAAGTGTTCGGTGCTGTCGCTGACAAGATTAGCAAAATCAATTTCAGCGGCTTCGCGGGCCAATTGTCTGGATTGTCCGGTCCTATCGCAGCCGTGACTGGTCTGCTTGGCGCGGCTGGTCTTGGTGGCGCTTTGAGCGGCTTGAGTGGCGTGCCGGTGATTGGCGGATTGCTGTCGAAGTTCGGTGGCGTCCTGAGTGGTCTTGGTGGTCCTATCACTTTGGTGATTGGCGCTTTGGCCGGATTGATTGCCACGAGCCCGCAACTCCGCAGCGAATTCGGCACGATGCTGCAGAATGCCTTCGTCAGCTTGCAGCAGGCTTTTCAGCTTTTGCAGCCGTCGATTCAGGCGCTCATGACAGCTTTGAGTCAGCTTGCTGCGGCGGTGATGCCGGTCATCACCAATCTCGTCGGCCAGATAATTCCATTGCTGACGCCAATCATTTCCACGCTTGTTGGTGCTTTGGTACCGGCCATCCAAGGCATTCTGACCGTGGTGACCACCGTCATTCAGGCGATCACTCCGGCCATCCAAGGTGTGCAGCCGGTTGTCACGGCGGTTGTCGCGGCCATTACTGCGGTGATTCAGGCGCTCATGCCGGTCATCTCGCAGATCAGCAGTCTCATCACTGACGTGGTGGCTGCCATCACGCCGGTGATTCAGAGCCTTGAGCCTTTGGTTACGACGGTGGTGCAGGCGATTACCAGCGTGATTCAGACTCTGGTGCCGGTGATTCAAGCTCTCGCACCATTGGTGTCCACCATCATTTCCGCGATCGTCGGCTTTATCAGCTCGACATTGCTGCCGACCATTCAAGCGATGCTGCCTTTCATCCAGGGCATCATCGGCGGCATCACGATGGTGGTCAGGGGCATCGTCAATGTGATTCAGGGTGTCATCAATCTGGTGACCGGTCTGATTCACGGCAATTGGCAGCAGGCATGGAACGGTTTCAGCCAGATCGTGCATGGTGTCGTGCAGGGTGTGCTTGGCTTCCTTGGTGGCATCGGCAGTGCCATCATGGGCGTGTTTGCCGGCGCTGGCGCGTGGCTGTGGAACGCTGGCGCGAGCATCATCAATGGTCTGCTCAATGGTCTGAAGGCGGCTTTCGGCAGAGTGAAGAGCTTTGTGAGTGGCATCGGCGATTGGATCGTCAGACACAAGGGTCCGCTCAGCTACGACAAGGTGATGCTTAAGCCTGCTGGCTTGGCGATCATGCAGGGCTTTGACAAGAGTCTCAAGGCTGGCTGGAAGGACGTGCAGCGCACCGTGAACGGCATGAACGCGCAGATCAACGGCGGTTTCGATGTCGATGCGTCGAAGTCGGGGCGCGCGAATGTCAGCAACGGCGGTGGTTCGACCACGTATGTCCAGCAGACCTTCAATTATCCGGCGATCGCTCCCACGTCAATCAGCACGCAGCAGAAATTGCAGACGGCGGCAATGCCGCAATGGTGACACACAAGTGAAAAAGGTGGTGCAATGATTCTCACGGATTATCTCATCAACGGCCAGCAGCTGACCGGTGAGCGTTCGAGTCTGATCGTCGGCACCACCCATTTCACGAGCATCAGCCCGCGTATTGATTCCGTGACGGTGAACGGCCGGAACGGCGTCATGCTTCCGGCTGGGCCGGTGGCTTTCGATGCGCCGGAAATCACGTTGAAATTCATTACGGGCGGGCCTGATGCGGATGCTCTGATGCACCGCTTCTACCGCTTGTGCCGTTTGGCTTCCAAGCTGACGCGCGTGGAGCGTGACACGGTGTCCGGTTGGACTCGGCGCATGACCGCCAGCGCGGTGTGCACGTCATGTCAGCCGGACGGTGACGAGATTCCGTGGGATGACCACCGCGCGGCCACTGCCGTCTTCCAATTGGCTGACGTTTATTGGCGGGGGGAGCAGTGGCAGGAGCGCACCTTGGCCGCGACCGGCGGCCTCCTGCTGGCCGGTAGTGTCGCCAAGCCCAGCGACAAGGGTTATTGGACACGGTGGGCTGGATTGCCGAACGCCTCGCCTTCGCAGCTTTTCGACACCATCCCCGAGGGCTGGCTTTCCAATGCGCCACTCACCACGCTGGTCTTGCGTTTCGGTGCTGTCACTGGTGTGACCATTTCAGATCCGGTGAGTGGCACGAATCTCATGTGGGGCGGCAAACGTGACGCCTCACGACCTTATCTCTTTATCGATGTGGCCAATCGCAAGGCGTGGACGGCGGCCAATGCCGACGCATGGTCTGGCGGCACGGATGCGTCGAATGGCGTCGACTGGACCACCGAGCCACTGCAAGTGTGGCCTGCAATCGATTCCGGCGATTATCGCCTCGCAATCAAACAGACCGGCAGCGCCGACAAGGTGACCTGCCGGTTTTTGCAATCTTGGGAGTAGTTAATCATGGGCAAGTCTTTGCATGCTCGGCTCGTGGCATACCGGCCGTTCGGTGCAAGAATCGGCGTATTGGCGGAGCCGGTGAGCTTCAGCGCCTCGATGCTCCACAATGATGACGGAGCCATCAGCATCGAATACTCCATGCTTTCCGGCGACGCGCAGGCGTTCGACCGAGAGCTTACCGATGGCCTCGAAGTGGCCGTGGAAGTGTCGGACGGAACCGGCTATCGCGAGCCGGACAACGCGCGTTTCGTGATTACCGGACGTTCCGGCAAGACGGACGACCGCACCAAGACCGTCACCTATTCCGGCCAGTCGATCAGCTGGCTCCTGAGCAAGGCGGAGAACAATGATTCCAGCCATCTGCTCGCGGACGGCGATAATAAGGGCAAGAGGCCATTTTATTCGGCTAATCCGGGCGTGATTTTGAAGACCATGCTTGACGAGAACCGTCAGCGTGGCGGCGTGGCCACCGGTCTGACCTTGGGCTTCGACACGGCCAAGGACGCGGCTGGCAGTAATTGGGCAAAAAAGTACACTCTGTACTATTCGCTCGGCACTGATTTGCAGACCATCCTGGACGCCCTGGTCAATGGTGACGGCTGCGACTGGCGCACGAGCGGCCGTACCCTGAAACTGTGGAATGCGGACAGCACGGCGTTGAACCGCGACCTGAGCAAGAACGTCATCCTGCGATTGGCGCGCGACATCGGCGAGGCCCCATACGAGGAATCCATCTCGGATCTGGCCAGCACCATCCTCGTCGAGGGTGACAATAATCTGCTTTTCCGCATGGATAATCCGGCTGCTCCGACGCCGTGGGGCAAGTGGGAATCCTACGCCTCGCAGGGTGGCGTGTCCGACAAGGACACCGCGCAGGCGTTCATGGCATCGACCCTAGCCGATGCGGCCAGAGTTCGCGGCCAGTACACGCGCGACCTCATCATCAGCGAGGTGGACGCACTGCCGCTCGTCGACTACCATGCCGGCGATTGGATTACGGCTCCGACCGTCACTCACGGCGAGAAGGTGCGCGTGCAGGAAATCGACCTGTCGATGCGCCAGGGTGAGGGCTTGAGCGCGTCCATCGCGCTGAACGACATCAAATACGACGCTTCCGTACGTCAGGCGAAGAAAATCAAGGGCATCACCGGTGGCGCGGCATTGGCCGGTAGCGAGGGCGGCACGACCGCCTCGTCCGACCGTGACCATCGCGTGCCGAAGGCTCCGCTTGGTCTTGTGGTGCAGACGGACGCCTACCTCGGCTCGGACGGGTATGCGCACGGCTTGGCCACGGCCATGTGGTCCGCCGTGACCGAAGCGACGAATAACACCGCCATCGAAATCGGCAATTACGCCGTCGAGTGGCGCAAGCACGTGGATGGCGCGCCCTGGCATTCCGCCGGCACCACCGACAAGACGCAGCTTGGCTTCGGAGGCTTGGATTGCGGCACGCAAATCGAGGTCAGGGTGCGAGCCGTGCCCACGTACAGTGACAAGCTCGGCGAATGGTCGAGCATCGTCGTGGTCACCGTCGAATCCGACACGACGCCATGCTCCGTACCGTCGAAGCCGGTGCTTGCGTCCGAGCTTGGCGTGGTGACCGTCCATTGGGATGGCAGGACAAGCACTGGCGCGTCGATGGAATCGGACTTCGACCATATTGAGGTCGGCGAGGGCGTCGATGCGGCCGGCATGACCGTCATCAGCGCAAACCAGTCCGGTCAGGGCGATTATCTCGTGACCGGCCTGAAAGCAGGCTCCCAGCACTCCTACGCCCTTCGTTCGGTCGACCATGCGGGCAATCGCTCCGACTGGTCGGCCATCGCCTCGGTGACGGTCGCGTCGGCGGTCTCGCCGGATGAGGTCAAGCAGATTCAAAAGGATTTGGCCGACAACCAGACGGCGTTGAAGGATAATACGGCGAAGCTGACGCAGGCCCAGAAGGATATCCAGTCCAACAAGTCTAATCTTGATGCGGCGAATCAGACGCTCGCTCAAGCCAAGACCGACCTATCGCAGGCGCAGAAGGACATTGCCCAGACCAAGAGCGACCTGACCACCGCGAACGGGGAGATCTCGAAGGCGAAGGAGTCGGCTGCGCAGGCGTATGCCGAAGCCCATAGCAAGAATCATACTTTTCGTGGGCCGGATGAGCCGAAGGACAATCTGATTGTCGGTGACTTGTGGCTCAAGACGCAGAAATATTGGACGCGCTGGAAGGGCGAGAAGAATAATTCGCCGTCCATGCTGGCCGATTTTTATACGTACTGGCAGGGCGAAGCCAATAATTCTCCTTCCGTGCTTGTGCCCTTGTCCGATCGTGTGATTGACACGCTTGTCTGGGATGGCACCACGTGGAACCACATGGGCTATGCCGACGTGGAGCGCAATGCCGACGAAATCGCTCAGGCGAAGTCCGACATCGCGGACAATGCCGCGAAGACCACCGACGCCAAGAAGACCGCCGAGAATGCCGCTGCCGCCGCGAAAAACGCGCAGGGCACGGCTGATACGGCCACTGGTGCGGCGAAGACCGCGCAGGATACCGCCAATGCGGCCAATACCGCCGCGAAGAGCGCTACCGCGACCGCCGGTCAGGCCAAGGACGCGGCCAATGCCGCCCAGACCGCCGCCGAAAGCGCGAAGAAGACCGCAGGCAATGCGGAGACGCTGGCCAACACCGCCAACGAATCCGCGAAAGCCGCCAAATCCGACGCTTCCACCGCCAAGACGGATGCGGCCAATGCCAAGACCACCGCTGCCAATGCGTCGAGCGTGGCGACTCAGGCCAAGGCCACGGCTGACAGTGCGGCACAGTCCGCCACCGACGCGGCCACCGCCGCGAGGAAGGCGAATACCGCTGCCGCTGCCGCCGCTGGCGTGGCGAACGGCAAGGCCGACGTGCTTATCCAGGGCACGGCACCGGCCACGTCGATGCGCAAGGCTTCGACCTTGTGGATTGACACCACGAACGGTGCGAACACGCCGAAGCGCTGGAATGGCAGTGCTTGGGTGGCTGTGACCGACAAGGCCGCTACCGACGCCGCGAATGCGGCTGTCAAGGCGAATGATGCGGCCAAGACCGCTCAAGCCACCGCCGACAAGGCTTCGACCGCTGCCGCCAACGCGGCTTCTCAGGCTAATCAGGCTCAGGCCGCAGCCAAGAAGGCGCAGACAACCGCCGACGGCAAGAACCTCATCTACCGTGGCCCCGACGAACCGAATCACGACGGACTCAAGCCGGGCGACATGTGGTGGCGCACCCAGAAGTATTGGACGAGGTGGAAATGCGAGAAGAACAATTCGCCGTCCATGCTGGCCGACTTCTACACCTACTGGCAGGGAACGCCGAACGCTTCACCAAGCGTCTTGGTGCCGCTCGCTGACCGCGTGGTGGAAGTCCTGACTTGGGACGGTACGAGATTCGAGCCATTCGACCTCGTGGCGAACAACATCCTCGCTGCTGGGACGGTGGCTGCGAAGCATCTCGCCGCCGATAGCGTGACCGCCGAGAAGGTCAAGGCCAATGCCATCACGGTGGACAAGCTCGCGGCCAACAGCGTGACCACTGAAAAGCTGGTGGCCGACGCGGTGACCGCCACGAAACTCGCCGCCAACTCGGTGCAGGCGCGAAATATCGTCGCACTGGCCATCACGTCCGACAAGATTGCCGCCAATTCCGTGACCACGGCCAAACTCCGCGTCACTGAGGATATGACCGTGGCGCTGCTGAACGTCCACAAGATTCAAGCGGGCGACATCGTGTCCGGTGCGGTCACGACCGACAAGCTGGCCGCCAACGCGGTAAACGCCGACAAGCTGGCCGCGAATTCGGTCAATGCGTACAAGATTGTCACTGGTGCCATCACCGCCGACAAGCTGGCGGCAAACAGTGTGACGGCCGTCAAGATCGCGGCTGGTACCATCACGTCCGACAAGGTGGCGGCAGGCCAGTTCCGAGGCTACGTGTTCACCGGCGCGATATTCCAGTCCAGCGAGGCGGCGAACACTGGAATGAAGCTCAACTCGACCGCATTGCAAATGTGGGATTCCAGCCACAACCGCACCGTCTATCTTGACGGCGAAGGCAAGTCGAATGTGCTGACCGGCACTTTCCAAACCCGCACGAGCGGGCACAGGGTGCGTATCAGTCCGGATTATCAGACCTACATCATCGGCGGATCTGAGACTTTCACCGGTGATGGCATCGAATTCCCCGCTTACAACGGGTCCACCGCCTACTTTTCGCATCCGGCCATCGCTTCTGTCATCCAGTCGAATCAGGTCGGTGCGATGGGCGAACTGGGCTTGTGGAGCGGACACGTGAGCAAGAACGACCCTGCCGCGTTCATGTCTCTCAGATCGAAGCCGCGCAAGAAAGGCGGTACCGGCAGCGGCGGCGTCACATCCAGAGTGCATGCCGTGGCGAACACGGATTACGACGAGCCGGACGAGAGCAAGAAAAGCAGCGCTTACCTCACTCTGTCCGGCGATAGCGCGAACGGTTCGAAGTGCTGGCTCGGAGCGCAAGACGCGAACGGCGAGGTCGGAGTCGGCGCGAACATCGGCACCGGATACGTGTATCTTGGCGGCTATCTTGGCGGCATCAACGGCCGCCACACATTCCAAAGCACCAATTGGCGAATCTACCAGAACGCGACGCTAACCGCGGACTTCACCGTGCCACAGACCACGTGGTCATGGACGCCGGCGAAGTTCGGACGCTACTACGGCGTGTGCAATTCCGACCTCAATTGGGGGTCGATCTTCATGCACGTGTGCAATACCGGCGGTGCTGGTTCGATGCAGGTCATGGGATACAACGCCGGAACCGCGACCTTCAAGGGCGACATGTACGTCAACGCTTTCGCATGGCTCGTCAAATAAGGAGGCATATTTTGCAAACGGTTTTCGAAGACGGCAACCTCGTCATCAGAGCGGAAAAGGAAGGCGAGCAGGGGCTCGTGTGCGGTATGGACGCTATCGCAGCATGGCGTGCGCTGCTCGGCACGACGAGCGTCGCCGAAACCTGCGCGGCCATGATGCAGGCAAGGGAATCGGCAGGCTCTTACGACCCGCAGACCGGACGTAACGCGTACACGGCCGCTTACGAGGGCTTGGAGTCCGCTTTGTCGGATACCGCGGCGCAATCCGTGTCCATGATGTCCGACAGTGGCGAGGTACAGGATGATCCGATGACGGCCGCCCGCAACCGTACGAGGACGGCTTTGGGACTGCCGCCGATAACCAACAAAACCGATTCCGCCGTCCAGGCGGCCATGCTGTCGGGTGAAGCGGCCGATGCGACGCCGACCACCGGCATCGACACGGATTGCGTGGACGCCAAGGCCATCGGAAGGCTTTTCACCACCGAAGCCAT